CAGCTCTTCACGATCCGCCTTGAGGGCAGAGGCGACAGCCTTCGCGATTGCTTCTAGTGCTTCTTTGTCCATGACATTTGTCTCTGGTTGGGGGGTTGGGTTTTGTGGACGGGAGACCACTCGGCCTGCCCCCACATGCTGACCCCATCCCACTCGCCAGCGTCATAGGCTGCCTTGAGTTCGGGGTCGAGAATCTTCAGGACGACGCCCCATGACCCGGTGGGGTCAATGGTTTCTCCGTCGTAGGTGATGTTCGAGAACCTCTCATCGCCTTTCTGCACGATGAGGGTCTCACAGATGCGGATTTGCTCCGAGGAGAGCGGATCGAGGTCATGCTCGACGTCGATATTCCCACCGTTCGACAGGAAGCCGTGGGCCATCTTCTGGATCTCCGCCGCGTCCATGATGTCCCCGTCGATGTCCACAAGCTCAGGGACGTAGACCAGACAGTAGAGCAGGCCCTCGGTATCGTCCAACTTGGAAACGGTGAGAGGAATCTCGATCCTACCACCGCTCTTCATCACTGTTCTCAGCTTGTTACGGCCCTTTCGGCACAAGGAGATGTGGGTGATCTTGGCGTTCTTCAGGCGTCGTTTTGCTGACATTTCGAAGAGGTTGGCTACGGAACGAAGTTCTGGTAAACTGGGGAGCTGTGGAGTCTAGCATTTCTTCACCTCAACACAAACCCCCTACCGAAAGATTTTCTCATGAGCCGATATTCAACCGCTGCGATCAAAAGCCCCGTAGAGGGGGCTGTTCGGACCTTCAGCCGCAAAACGCACACGCTGGTATCACCCCTCAAAAAAAGTTGTGGTGCGCTAGAAGCGATCATGAAAAGTGTCGAAGCCGGTGACCCGAGCCTGGTGGGGATCGAAGCCGGAGAGCAGCAGCTGCCTTTCGACTACGACGCTGCGATCATGTTCAAGGTTCACAACACCCACCACTCCACCTGTATCGAGGCGAAGAAGCAGGCTACCGTTGGACTGGGGTTGAAGAACCGGAAGGTCACCAAAACCCTCAACAAACTGTGCACCATCTCGTGGCAGACCGTCATGACGAAACTCGCCGAAGACTACTTCCAGGTTGGCAACGCCTATCTGGAAGTGGTCCGCAATAATGCAGGCAAGATTTCAGGTCTGCACCACATACCTGCGCGCCTCGTGCGCATCTTCATCGAAGACACCACCGCGACGAACCTCCACTATATCGCGAAGGGCACTGCTTTGCTGACCAACGGGTTGGGTGATACAAGGCTTGCGCTCTTCGGTGATCTCGAACGTCTACGCAAGAAGCTCTCACTCGCACCCGACCAGAAGATCAGCGAAGTCATTCACTTTCCACAACCTTCGAGCATGATCCGCGCCCGTCACTACGGGTTCCCTTACTGGCTGGCTGCTGCTGCACCTGTCGAGTTGACTCAAGCACTGCACCAACACCAGTTTGATTTCCACAGCAACCGTGGAGTGCCTGAGTTCCTCACCTTCCTCACTGGCGGCAAAGTCGACAACGATACATGGGATGACTTGGTTACCGCGTTCCAATCCTATGTGGGTGTTGGGAACTCCCACAAGAGTTCGATCTTCAATCTACCCGATCCCAACATCAAGATCGACGTGAAGACGTTGGCTATGGATGGCATCGCCAACGGCACCTTCTTCCGCGACATGAGCGAGACACTTGCAACGATCATCGTGTCTGCGCACCGTGTGCCCCCTGCACTGGCTGGCATCGTGCTGCCCGGGAAGATGGGCGCTGCCAACGAGGTCTCGAACGCGGCTGTCGTGTTCCAAGGCTTCGTGATCGGCCCGGAGCAGGAACACTTCGAGACAATCCTCGGCAACACCCTTGGCGATGATGCGGAAGGTATCAAAGGGCTCAACGACGACAGCTTCGAATTGAACACCATGATCCACGAGATGGCGGAGGCTCTGAAGCTCCTCAACCCAATGGATACCATGGGGCGCATGGATGAAGAACTGGGGCAAGCTGCCGCGAACGGTCGCGACTTGAACGCTGGGCTGAAGAAGTCACAGCACCGGGACGTCCTCATTCTGGCTGACGCGCTATTGGCTGCCGCTGACTGTGAGGCCGCGAGCACCTTCCATGGCTAGTGAAGATGTAGCAGCGGCAGTGAACATCGCACGGCGCATGTGCGATAGGGCGCGCTTTGAGGTTGCTCAGGTGTTGGAGTCGAGAACCCTCCGGCGCGCGCTCACCTGCCGTGTAGACGCCACAGGCGCCACTGTGGATGCCATCCTCTCCGTGCCCCACTACTGGGCGATCTACTATCACGACGGACGAGGGTCGATCACAGCGAAGAAGGGCAAGTTTCTCGTGTGGTTTGCTTCGATCGAGGATGATCCGCGTGTAAACACCACGGGGTATCCTGTGCGAGTGACTGATCGCCGGAAACTGCGCTTGTCCAAGGAACAGTTCAAGAGGTTGCACAAGGCCGGCAAGCTCATCATCGCGAAGCGGTCAGGGCCGGCCGACGGGAAGCCTTTCTACCGAGTGTTGACCGGATTTGGCAGCCGGGTCGATGACATCGCCAGCGAAGAGATCGAGAGTTTGATCCTGGATGGGTTGCGCCGGGACGGTTCGCTCCGAGTGAAAGACACGCTCACGTTCACGTTCCGCTAGTCTTCGGTGTCGGGCCAATCAGGCCACTCGCTATCCATCTCGCGGCCTTCGCTCTCTAATTCAGATTCGCGAAGGAGCCTACGCTCGTGTTCCGCGTCGATGAGTTCCTCGGCCACGTCGGAGCTTGGGCGTAAGCGAGGGCAAAAGGGATCTTCTTCTGGAAGATTCATTAGATTTGCAACATCTCCTGGATCTGGTCGCGTTCGCTGCGATTGATCCGCCAAACCCTATCACGGAAAGTGGCGATCTCCTCGTTGACCTGAGCCCATTCAACTTGAACGTCCCCGGTAGCCGGATAGAGGGTAACGAAAGCAAAGCCACAGGACCAGCCGTTGAATTCGATGGGGCCTGCGATGTAGCCTGCCGCGATGGCCCGAGGATGAGCCATCGCAGGTGCTTGATGCCAGTGCTTGACCCCGGTGGCGTAGGATCCACCAGAAACCATCTGGCGGTCGTGAAGATGGCCGTTGATGCCATGGGTCATGAACCTTGTCAGGTGCTTCCTGGCCGAATCCTTGCCGCAGAGGAAGCCATGCACCGTGGTCCAGAGAGGGACTCCGTCAGGGTCACAGATGGTCTCCCAGTTCTCTGCGATGTCTACCTTCTTGTGGCGGTGGCTCGGGTTCAAGAAGTTGGCCCGACACACCAAGCCCATCTCCAACCAGTCGAGCTTGAACAGCTCCGCAAAGTTCATGCTATCAAGAGAGGAGAAGACCGGGGAATGATCGGCCAGAGCGGTGATGAGTCGGTTATCGTGATTGCCGATGAGTAGCTTCATGTCTGCGAGGGGGTTGGCCCGACGGTCCTGAGCGAAGAGACCTACACCCCAGTCGATCTCATCCTGGAGGGAAAGGGGAAAGTGACCAGGGAGTTGACGGTGCGTGCTCAGTTGAGGGAAATCCACCACGTCTCCGTTGTAACGGATCCCATTGGGCTGGAGACTCTTGTTCACGTCGTGCCAAACCCTCCTGGCAAAGGGGTTGCAGAAGTGACTGTGAAAGTCACCGCCAATCTGAAGAGTGAACGGCTTTCTCGTGACCTTCAGTTTGTTGTAGGCCCCATCCCACGGTTTGACGTGCTCATCAGCATAGCGCGCGATGTCCTGCGCGCGCAGCGTCTTCGAAATGTTGCGCTCCACCTGTCTCGTCGCCAGTGAAGGGAAGATCCCGGCCTGGCGCTGGAACTCTGCCCACATTCCAAACAGGAAGGTGACCAGAGAGGTGCTGTAATGACCGAGTTCACGATAGCGCTGTCTGCTGGAGCTTGGGCCGAGGATGGCGCGGGGGATCTCGGAGACGCGCTTCAGGTCAGCGCACAACAGCTCTTTGAGATCGTTGGCGAGCCCTGGATCTTCGCGAAGATCACGGATCGTGTTCTTGTTCTTGGCCCGTTCTGACTTCGCGTCGGAGACTAGCTTGGCGAGCTTCTCCAAGCGGACTTTCTTCTTGGCGATGGATGTCTTCTTGATCATGCCCTAATCCTACATCTTCGATTTGAAGAATGCGATGGTTATCGAGAGAATCGCTGCAAATCCTGCCCAGGATAGTTTGCTGTGAAAGGCTTGCTTCGACTCCAACTTGGACACGCGAGTAACGAGGCCGTCTGTGCCAGGGGATCCGCAGAGTTGAGTGTGGATGTCTTTGACCATGTCTTGGGTGGTCTCTACCTTCTCTTCAAGCCGCGCAAGTCTTTCTGATGGCATCATTTCTCCTGGTGTAAACGTCCACCAGGGCCGGGTGCGGCGGATCCGTGCCTTCCGGCCCTGACGGAACGGGCTCTATGCTTTTGTCTTGGGCTGCCTCCCCTTCCAATCGGAGATCAGCTTCTTGAGGATGTCAGCCTGTGACTTGTCCATGGGCTTCGCTGCTCCACGGGTGAGACGGACGCCTGTCAAGGAGGCGAACACCGCAGAGACGAGTCCACCGCCGATGAGCATGACCTGGTCCCAGTCAATGCCCCCGGAGTAGTTCGGGTCCATCCGCTCTTGGATCGTCTTGATGAGGAAGGCCGCGAGTTCGGGAGAGAGTTTGCCTTCTACTTTCTGCTTCTCGATCTCGACGATCATCGCGTTGCCTTGCTCTGCCGGCAACGGGCCTTTGCACGAGGTCATGGGAGCGAAGAGGAGAACTGCACAGAGAAGGTAGGCAGCTGGCTTTTTGAGGAAATTCATGTTGCTAGAAGGGTTGAGGTTTTCGAATTGAGGCTAGAGTCTACCGCCGAACATAGGATGTGTCCAGGGGCGACCTCGTTTGTATACTGGGTTGCCTGTAAAGCCTCGGCCCTTGTAATAGTTGGGGTCGGCTGCTCCTGAGACAGAGAGGGGCTTGCGTGCGCGCTGTTTGACGTTCTGGGGGATCTGACTCTCCACCTGGACCGCGACGCCTGCGTGATAGGAGCGGCCTTTCCCTAGGGTCATGCCGGCAGGGAACCAAGCCGTGAGCAGGATGAAGCTCGCGACACAGTCGTCGTGGGCGCCCGGCGGGGCCTCGGTGGTCAGGTAGCCGGAAGGCAGCTCCTTCCAGCCGTAGATCGACAGCTCCTCATAGTAGACGGGCTGGAACGTCTCCGCAGGGATCAAGATGGAGTTGCGCTCGATGAGGGTCGTCGCATTGTTCACCATCGCGCGCTTCGAAGTAGCGGTGAACGTCACACCGCGCACGTTCATGCCTATGTTGCGCATTTGGTCTACGATCGGCTTCCCCAGTCCTGTCTCGTCCACCTTGCACGGCGCATCCCCATACATCGCGAGAAGGGTTTGTGCGTGAGAGATTTGTGCCGGCACTGGCATGTGCTGGAAGCGCTCGATGTAGACGATCTTCGCCTGTGTCTCCTTGCCCCGTGGAGGTCGCGCTATGGTCAACACCGTGGCGTCATGACTCATGCCAAGGTCCAGGCCGGCCACGTAGTCTCCCATGACACTCGCGCCGTTGCGGATCAAGGTAGGTGCTTCGAACTGCGTGACGGTTGCACACTCCTCCAAGTATTCAGGACCGAACACCAGACCACCTGCCGCCACGAACTTCGCACCATACTCCTGGTCGAACGCCCGGGCTGGCATCGTCGCGCGCTCCCGAGCGAAGACCTCCTTCGGGACGTGGGGGTTCACCCAGCTTGGCAGTTGAATGGCGATGTGACCAGGTGTGTGCTTCGCGTTGCGGTGCATGGCAGCGAAGAAGCCGCGGGTGCCGCGAGGGGTGGAGATCAGGAGAGCCTTGCCGTTCCTGTCGATGAGGCGCGTCCTGAGCATGTTCTCCCAGGTCTCGTCTTCCAGGACGCCGGACGCTTCGTCCACCACCATGAAGTCGACTGCGTAACCTACGAGGCGCGCCTTGCCGGCGACATTGTCCGTCGACTTCCGCATGATGCGGGACCGGCTACCGCCGAGGTTGGTGATCGTGATGACTCCCTCCGTCTGGTTCTTCTGGACGTTGGTCTTGCCTATGAATGCACAGAGGATCTTGTGGGTCATGTCGAAGACGATGTCCGCGAGGTCGTGGGTGGGGGCCACACACCACCCCATGAACTCCCCATCGGGGTTCTTCGGTTCTTTCTCGCGGGGAAGGATCGACTCGAAGGCCATCTCGTGCGCACCGCTCAAGGTCTTTCCAAAACGGGCTCCGCACGCGACGATGGTGAAGATCGCGCGCTCTATCGCCCCATGGATCAACTCCTGTCCCTTGTGGGGGACATACTTCACGTCAGCGAAGAACTTCTTCTTGCTGAACCGTCGCTGCGCTTTCCTGTTCATTTCCACCGTCATCTCCTCACCACAGGGGAGATAGGTTCTCCTGCCTTACGCTCGATGTCTTCGAAGCGGATCCGCCCCTGCGCGTGCAACCATGCAAGAACGCAGAAGTGCTTGAGCAAGAGGTCGGCCTGTCCTGGAAGGCCCTCGTGCAGGAACAATGCACGCACCCACTCGTCATTGAGTTCCATTCTACTGAACCACTCGTCGAACGACCACGAGATGCGCGGGTCGTTGCCGAGCACGTCACGATGGAGCGGATTCGGCGTCAGTAGGTGTATCTTCATGCTCGGGCTCTGGGAAGGCTTCCGGTTTGGTGCCTTCCGGGTCAGGGAATTCTGTTGTGACAGAGATGACCTTCGCGGGCTTTGGATTCTCAAGGAGTCTCTCTAGCTTCGCCTCCAGAAGATCCTGAAGACGGGACTGCTCAGAGTTCTTGTCCAGCCCATACGCCTCGCGCTCCATCTTGATCGCCATGCCCACCAGCTTGATCGCGTCCTGGGCTTTCGTCAGCGGGTGTTTCTCCAGGAAATCCATCGCCTTCTCTTGGAGGATGCGGAGTTTCGAGACGTGTCGCTTATTCACGTCAGCCAGGGACTCGACCAGTTCCTCGTGGACCCGGGTGTTCACCTCGCTGTGGATCAGTGCGATGCGCTCCCGCCACAGGAACTTCGTCGCATGCCGGATCAGTTCACTGGTGGGGACTTTGGTCTCCTTCGACAAGGC